TGGTGAAGGTGACAGTACGAACTTGAGTCATTTGAGTGTTAGTTAAGAGAGAAACGAGTGAGTGTTACTTAAGAGACGTAATCAGACTGAGGAATCAATACTGATCACTGCGACGACCTGACAAACAACAGCGATATTGTGTGTCAGTTGCTTGTAACTTACTGCGACGTTTGTTGCCTTGAAGTCTTACACCAAAGACAGACTTCTTAGGACCACGTTGAGGTTTAAGCACTGTGACTTTCACCTCACCACGTACATCAGCAAGTAGAAGATCTAACGTGGTTGCTGATGCTGCGAGTGTGGAGATTTCCATGAGAAAGTGTTGTGAAGTGTGTGAGTCTTAAGTGTGAATGAACTCAGAGATCTTCGATCATGTCGTTGAGTTCGTGGAAGTTCAACATATCACTGGTGAATGATACTCCGTCAGGCGTCTTAGAGATAAGCCCTTCGATGGAATCTACGAAGTCCTGATAATCATCACAACGACGGGCGATATCATAAAGACCCTCATCATTCTGAATCCACAGTGACACATTCCAGGTCTCATAATTCGTCCAACCGTTATAGTCGGTGTCGAGAATGTTGGTCTGGTACGTAACAGTCATTTCGGGAAAAGTTAAGGTGGAAAAGTGTAAGTGAGAATGAAAGGATTCAGTCCATCCAGCGACCATTAATGAACTCTTCAATCATACACTTAAGACCGCGATCAGTAAGGATAACTTGCTGGAACATACTTGCAAACAAGCGAGTAGGAAACTCCCCAGCAACCTGATCACCATCAGCGGTGGGAATTACAACTCGGAAAGTGTTAGTCATTTGGGAGAATCTTGTGGGGTGTGGTCCTTACACTATTGGTACACTTTCAGGGGCCCAATAATACTCACTCAGCATCCCTGGGTATCACCAACGGTCAGGACAGCTGAGGTCTTCGACATATGCTTCGACGTGCTCAGCTGGTTCCAACTTGAATACCTTCTCCCAATCAAGTTGATGCGGATCGAAGTCTTCAAATACTTCAAGCTCTAGAGTGACTCTATAACGCTGCTTCTGAGCTTTCTGATACGCAACTGACATAAGTGTGCTCCTTGAGTGTTATGTGAGTATTGTAAGTCCTCTGATGATTTGTGTCAAGGTCTTGGGGGTATTTATGTGAGGGTGGTGGATTTTCTGCGGGGATCTGTGGGGATTTGGAAACGCGGGGGTTCTTGACATTTGGGGGCGAGTGCTGATACAATGACGCCAAAGATCACTACCCCCAGAGACATTAAAATCAATACTTATTGCGAATGATTATCAATAACAACAACGATAAAAACTATCATTTAGTAGAGCATTTTATCATAAATAGTACACCATTCTATCACACGAGTTAATGAAAGATAGTGGCATCATTTATTCCATTCTCAATAAGGTAAGCGGACAGAGATACATCGGTCAAACGCAACAAGATTTAAGCAAAAGATGGGGACAACACATACAAGAAAGCAAGATACATTCTGATCGACCTTTATACCGTGCAATCAAAAAGTATGGTGTTGGAATGTTTGCTGTTAGGATTATTGAGGAGGACATTCCTATAGACAAACTCTCGGAAAGAGAGTGCTATTGGATAGAACAATTCGACACCTATAAAAACGGATACAATGCAACAACTGGTGGAGAACAAAGTAAAACTATCCGCGAAGATGTAAGAGAAAAAATATCACAAACAATGCAGGGAGTGGAGAAGAGTGAAGAACAAATAGAAGCAATGAGGACTACATTTAAGAAAAGAAATGTGTCCTTTACAGTTAGAGGAGATGGGAAACATTTACGTTGTAAAGTAAGAGCTACAAACGTAAATACGGGCGAAGTTCTTGAGTTTGATGCGATAAGAGATGCAGGAGAAAAACTAAACATTCCAAACGGAAACATTACGAGAGCAATACAAAAAGGATTTACTGCTGGTGGTTACAAATGGGAAAAACTTGAGAACAAAACTATCAATCAACCAATCTACGGTAAGCGTATACTAGATGGAAAGATTATTCATCATTTTAATAGCGCAAGAGAAGCAGGTAGAGTATTAGGAACTGGTGGAGATAGTGGTGTTAGAAAAGCATTAAAAAACCCCTCCCGTTATAGTTGGAAGGGGTGCAGATGGTATTATGAAGTATAATCAATCAATGCCTAATCGGTACTGAGCATAACGCTTTGCATCCTTTCTTGTCTTGAATCGTGCTTGCTTACCATCGAATCTTAGAGGTTCAAACTTATATCGAAGCTTGTTATTGTGTATAATCTTTCGACTGTAAAAGTAGAGAGCAAACATACCTTCTTGCTTCTCATCTTTGGTCTTTTCCTTGTTAATGATGAAAGGCAGATTTACAGTGGTAAGAGTAATCATGAATTGATTAGTTGGTAACAAGTTCAGCAGGAGATCCACAAGAACGATAGAACTCAATCATCCTATTTGCTTCCTCTAATGTAGAGAATGATTGTGTCCTCCATTGTTGTTGATAAGGAGTGAAATAACGAATCGTGAACATCACTTAAGAGGAACAGAGTGAGAGTAAAGATAACCAGCAAGATTGCCAAAGTTTTGTTTCCTTGCTGAGTATTCTGACCTTGCTATGATAGTTTTGATTTGGTCGGAATTGGAGTCTTTCCAGATGAACTTTTTGAATGTTTTTTGCATTAGTTTGAATGAAGAATGTCGATCATCTTTTGGTGAAACTTATCAGCATCAGTCACACATTCATGCGATAGAGTAGCATCTTCAATGTCATACTGTTTCATCTCAAGAGTATGAATCACATCATTGAGAAGTTCAGTCAGTGCGAACACTTTGTCAGTATCAGTCATCATAACTCAGTTCAGTTTGATACCATTACCAAAGGGAACTTCGCCATCTTTAGTAGAGATGAACCACTCAAAGTTTTTCTGGTAGACTCGCTCACCAGATCCATGTTCTTGAAGGATTGAGTTCAGTCTAGCTTTGGTAGTATTAGTCTTCCATCCACCATCAAACAATTCGAGCCAGGTATCACCTACCATAGCAATCAGATTGTTATACAGATAGACAAAAGATACACCTTCAATGTTGACAACTTCAGTATTGTCCTTTTTCCAATCAATCTCTTGGGAGATTGCATTGTTCATTTGTGATTCGATCTTACGCATGTTGGGAAATGTTGTGGTTATACTACTGGTACACTTTCAGGGGCCCAGTTCTTTTTAGATTCCTAGAAGTTCGCGTTCTTCATCAGTCAGGCGATCCAAAAGTTCCTGACGCTTTTGTTCTTTGAGTCGTTCTTTCTCTTCTTTCTCTACTGCTTCATTCAGAACATGAAGCATAGTTTCATAGTTATAAGTACCTTTATAATTGTCGCTTTCATTCTCATTAGTGACAAATGTGCTTACGGTATCTGTACCATCTTCACGATCATAGTAAGTAACATTCACATAGTAACCTTCTTCATTTTTATCAACAACAACTCTCCCATCAAGTTTAGAAACTTTATACTGGAGTTCTAGAAGATCAGTGGCAGTGAGAGTCATTTGTGGTTTGTGGTTGTGCTTATACTACTGGTACACTTTCAGGGGCCCGTTTCAGTTAGTGAAGACTCCGAGAGCATTAAACTCTGCAGGGATTTGCTTCTCTGCGATACGCTTACCGTTGATCTGGAAAGTATAACGCAGTTGACCTTTTACAGTCTTGCTAACTTTACAGGTCAGGCAAACTTCGCCACCTCGTTGACCTTGAAAATCATACTTTGCGAAGTAGTGATTACAAACTCCAGGAAGGCGATAATCAACAACACCATTGAGTTGTTGATAATGTTCGAGCGCAATCTGCTCGCTGAGTTTGATGGAATCGTAGAGGTCAGTGATGTTCATACTACTGGTACACTTTCAAGGGCCCAGTTTCAGTTACTACTGGGTGCGATGATGTCTGCTACAGTGTGCAATGTGCTTGCGGTCATGTTACGAACTCCTGGTGAGAGTATCATCGCAACAATGAAGATCAGTGCAATAGTTTTCACTTTAGATGGACTCTTGAATGTTAATCTTTTTGCCATCAATCAAAGCGAGAGGATACATCAGGACCAGGATTCTCAAGATGTGCTACACTATCTGCAACACCTTCAGATGTCAGTGCAAACTGTACTTTCTGACCTTCGTGATAGATCTCAAACACAGATTGCACATAAGGTGTTAGATTGCCTTCAGAATCCCATGCATTGCGTGTATGTGAAGTCTCAACGATTTGATAGACTTTAGAGGTGAGAGGTGAAGTGTAGGTCATCATACTACTGGTACAGTTTCAAGGGCCCAATAACGATCAGAGACCGTTGATAAAGTCAGCAAGTGCCTCTTTATATTCGGCTTCAGTGTTAAAAACACGACCATGAATCGTGCGAGGATAGGTAGACTTAACACCTGCAGATGCTACCATTCGGCAATCTGCTTCATCATAGCCCATCTCGATGAGGTTTTGAACGTAGGGATTGTTGTGTGTCATACTACTGGTACACTTTCAGGGGCCCAATTACTTGAATGTTGCATTGACTCCAATTACCTTACAGGAAGGATTACGGATTTGTGCGGTTTCTCTTGCAGATTTAGGATCAGGAGCATATACTTCTTCAGTGAAGACTTTGCCACCTTGATACAATTTAACTTCGTATTTCATGGGAGTTTCAGACAGAAGGAGCAACAGAGATTTCTTTAATGTTCAACCCACAGAGTTGATTATAGACGCGATTCAGTATAAGTTTGTCCGCAGTCTTTGCTTTGGATTTCTCATACCAAACGGTCACACATCCATCGTAGGTTTCAACACGAACGCGATAGTTTTTCATAATCAAACAGGAAGAATACAGAAAGTGCCACACCAACCGCGAACCCATTTGAGAGTCTCTTGGTAGGAAGTGCGAGGGTTGGACATCTCCATTGTCTTACCATTGCGGGGATTGTGTGCAACAGCGACATAGGAATAGCCTTTGTACTCATCACCAGACTGCTCAATCCACATCTGGTTGACTTTACCCTCCTTCCAATCGGTGTGGTAGGAGTAGATTTCGGAAACGATGTTAGTGCTCATACTACTGGTACACTTTCAGGGGCCCAATTCTACTCATCATCACCATGTTCCGCGTTGGATGTGGATTTTGCGAATCTCTTGATAAAGAAACTGACGAAGCTTAGGTTCGGAAGTGTTATCAAAAGCATAATACAGCCGATTCAAATACTCATCTTGTGTGACACCTATGTTACCATCACCACCAATGTCATTGAGTGATGAACCTGCCTTAGCTTTGGGTTTTCCAAAGTTGCCAGTGATGTTACCTTGTGTCCGCAGTTTAGGACGAATCTTTGAGAGGTTAGAGTAATTCATCGTGCGTACAGATAGGAACCAGACCAGTCGGCATGTTGCAGCAACCATTCACGTTGCTCGATGATTCGCAGATCATAACGAACACCTTTGGCAGGAGCTCTCCATGATGCAGACTTATAAACCTCACCAGTTTGCTTATCAATGAAACAATGAACCGAACGAGATCCATTGGCGTTCATGACAATTTTGTGGTACTTTTTACCAGTCTCAGGGTAGAAATCATAATCACAAGTTCCCTGCTTCAGTTTAGCAATCGCTTCTTGATGATGCTTAACACCACCTTCATCACGATAGCAACCAAGAGAGCGTTCGTGTTGGCGAATCGAGTAATCAATAAAGTTCTGACGCAATGCTTCACACAAGGCATAAGTGTGACCAAGAACTGCAAGGGCAATGTTATTCTTTGCCTCTTGTTGTTGAGAGTATTCTGCGAGAGTTGTAGTCATTTGTGCAGTGCTCATACTACTGGTACACTTTCAAGGGCCCAGTTACCAACTCTTTGCGATTGTGAAGTTTGCATGAGAGAATGTCTCACGATCAACTACTTTATAGGTGCCAAATTGATTGGTGATAACATAACCTTCATGGAAGGAATCAACACCACCAATGAAGCACTCAATCTCATCAATTTCGTGAATAAAAAACAGGGACAGATCTGCTTTTATTGAAGCAACCAACTTCCACAAACGGATAAGGTTCTTGTCACAATCACATTTTTCTGCAATTTCATCCTCACAAATGACCCTTTGCTCGCGGATGCAGGCATTGATCTCTTTTTTGATTTGTGATGCCTTGCGATCAGACACAAACTCACATAGAGTGCTCATTTGCTTGGCAAACTTACACACATCTTCCAGATCTTCACGATAAGGATTCAGTTCTACGTCAGGTTGTACGAACAGGCAATCTTTAGTGCTGATCAGTTTGCTAGTCAGAGGAGCAGCAGCCATCTCACGAATATCATCAGAACCACCATAGATTGTATGGGGAGCAATGATAATCTCTTGACGAACTTTCTCAGGAAACTTATAGGTAATCGTATTGGGTGTGAAAGTATCCAAACCCTTACCGAAACCAATCCAATCACCTTGCAACACTTGTTTAGTGTGAGGCAGAAACTCTAGGCAGAAGATGAGGATTTGAGTTACACGAGGTTGTCCACCAAAATGAGTAAAGATGTCATCTTCAGTATAGCAAAGGCGAATCTTTTTCTTGTTAAATGCTGCTTTGGTGCAAACAAAAAACTTACCATTCTGAGGATTTGTGCCCCACACAATAGCAGGAGCTCCATCCATCTTGACACTGATGGTAGAATCTACATCAGAGAACCAATCCAGAACTGAAAGATCACCAGTTAGGATACAATCTTCAGGGTGCTCTAGATGTTTGTTTTGCATTGGTTTGGTCATCATACTATAGGGACACTTTCAGGGGCCCAGTTGGATTTATACTAAAAAAGACACTCATTGAGAGTGCCCATTGTATCATCAAGCAGTTACCTGACGGGAAACCAGTTGTTGATACTTTTCAGTCACATAATCAACTGCTTGCTTCACATAAGGAGAAACAGTTTCTGTGAACTTAACCACATCTTCACGAAGTTTGTTGACTTCATACTGATGGATTTGCCAGCGAACCTTAATGTCTTGAATGTATTGATCGCGGGTGATGAGAACCTCAGGAACTTTCACCTCAGGAGCAACAGCAACAACATTTGCGGTTTGCTTGCGAGTGCGAGGCATAGAATCGCGGTAACTTACACTACTGATACACTTTCAGGGGCCCAGTTCAATCCACTGGAAGTTTTGCTACACTCTTACCACTTTTGTGGTCCTGAATGAACTTCCTCGCTGATGCTTCGGTCCTGCACACTTTGAGTTGCTGTCCATTGTGAATTACCATCAGTTGAGACTTTCCGAAAGGAACTGCCGCATAAAGTCCACCAGAAACCAAGAAACCTTCAGTCATTTAACCTCCTAGCAGACCAACCTTTGTAGTGTTTTGCTTTACCGGACACTGTAGCATACATCCATCTATCAGACAAGTCATTTTTTCTACAAAAATCTTTTAGATTATTTGTAGTGTGTATGCTTCCCGTTGGACTAATGACCTCATATTGATACTTACATTTCACTATCTGTTGTTTTAGTATTGTTTCTTCACTATGCTTTCTTCCGTACCAAGGATTATCTTTTCCTTTTTTGTGCCCATTAGTTTTATTCTTGTAGGCACCACTCTTCCATAGTTTTTTTACAGCATCTCGTATCTTCTCTTTGTTTTCTTCTGTTCTTACTATTCCAGTATTTCCTTTCCCATTTTTGTTTCCCATCAAGGCAACACTTATCGCCTTTTTTACCTCTTCAGGAAATGGTGGCGGTGATGATAAAATCTCATAATCATCATCAACCCAGATGAAATCATCTCCAGATATGTTGAAACATTCTTTCAACTTTTGAACGCTTACTTTATTCATAACTGCTTTATGTTTGGTCCTTATTATTTATATCAAAAGAGGAGCATTTCTGCCCCTCTAATGTGCTTGTGCGACCAAACATAAGCATCAATATTTATACTTTCAAAAAAATCGTTGATTTGGTTGCGATGGATGGGTTCTAGGTCGTCTGCAGTGAAATTGCAGAAAAATCAGGGTTTTACCCCTGATGGCCACTTGAGTCTACAGTGAGACTGAGGTGAGACTAGCACTTTTCTGCTCTCCATCCTTTATGCTTTCCATAGTTATAGAAAGCAGATGGGTTTAGATTATTTGTTTTGCACCATTCTGTAAGATTTGTAAGGATTATTTCTTCTCCAAATGGTGATGTTACTTTCCACTTTTGAGTTGAGTGAGAATCTTTGAGTTTCTGTATGTGCTCGCTTGATAGTTTCTTTCCCCTTCTTGCTCTACTAACTTTTTCTCTTGCTTCTTTATCGTGTGTTCTCCCGATCCATATTTTATTTCCAATCATTCTGCTACTTCTTAATGAGCATACTTCTGGTGTTGTAATATAACCAGAAGCACCTCCAGTTCCACCTTCAGATAAGTTTTGTAGGATGCCTGTTCCTAAATCTTTTCTACCCAAAACAGCAATCATATACATTTCGTGCTTAAAAGCATCACACTCATTCTTAAATCTTTTTAGAATAAGTATCCTATCTTTAGGTGGTAGATTTATTCTATGATTGCAAGAATATGCTCTTCTACCTGATCCTTTTCCGATGTAGTAGGGTGTTCTATCTTCACGCAGATATGCGTAGGTGTAATACATTTGTGTCCTGGCAAGACTATACTTATTTATCAATAATATCATAAAAGTGGGACTTACGCAACCTAAATCTGCCAGGACACAAGTTGCTGCCCACATTATGATTTATCGATTCACTGTAGAGATGCAGGGTTCGCCTTTTGTGAAGATGGTATCAACAACTGCTTGCACTTTACGAGCAGTTGAAATACCCACAGAAGTATAGACTGGAATCACACAGAGAGCAAAAGACTTGGTGTATTGTTGTAGTGCTCCAGGTTGAATCTTGCCTTCAGCAAGACCTTTGGCATCATCGTGGTGAAGTCGAACAATGCGGCCAACTGATTGTGCAATTCCAATATAATCCATAGGACGAATAAAGATAACAGCATCTAGACCAGAAACTGAAATACCTTCACAGATAATAGAGTGGTGGATAACAACAAACTTCTTGTCATTGTCCTTGCCCCAAGCATTTAGGACATCAAAGAACTGCTCTCGGTTTACTTTTTTACCATCAATGATTGCTCCTGTTTTGCTCGTAATCACCATCCAGGAGTAACCACGATCCTCAAGTTCTTTGCAGAAGTCAGTCTCAGAAATCAGACCAATGATTTGTTTGGTAGTCTTAGCACAGATGAGAACTTTAGTGACTTTATAATCATCAATCGTTTCCATCAGATTCTCTGCATCTCGGTCAAAGATTACCTGACGACCTTTAACCATAGGAAGCTGCTTAACTTCTACTTTTGGTGGAACAATATATCCACCACGAACCATCTCAGGACCAGAAACATTTGCAATGATTTGTCCATAAACTTCACTCCAATTCATTCCAGGTTTGCCAATGACATTGGAGTTCTTAGGAGTGGCAGTATATGAATAGAATCGCTTTGCAGTCTTGGAGAAGTGCTCTACAGAAGGAAAGAAATGCTTTTGCACACTATTGTGCGCTTCATCCATATGAACAGTATCTACTTCAATTTCTGCTTGTTGAAGGCGAGAAAGTGAATGATATGTGGTAAAGATGAGTTTATGAGAATCCTTATGAGTATCAACCCAGTTACGAATCTCATAAGGACGAGTAGAAGATTCCCAGTGAGTTTCTCCACTATGGCAGTGAAATACCTTTGCATTTGTGATAAACTCAAGGTATTCGTGAGAAAGTTGCTCTGCCAGAAGAATCCTGGGACTAACAATAACAATAGTTTTAGGAGTTTGTGATGCAAACTCACGAACAGTATCAGCAACACCCACAAGAGTTTTACCTGCACCAGTTACAGCACAGATAATTCCTCTAGCATACTTCAACATCGCTTTCACTGCACGTTCTTGATGCGGACGAAGTTGGATTTGCATAATGTTGTCGGTCATACTATAAGTACAGTTTCAGGGGCCCAGTATCAGTCAGTAATCTTTTTGTATCGCTTAAGGTCTTCAAGTACACCTGCTATTGTAGCACGACTGTACCCAGTTGCATACTCAGGTCTCTTCTCAGTTTCGTTAGAGGAATAATCAACCCCCAAGCAAACATCATAACCTTTCTGGAGATCATTGATGATGCGATCAAACACAAAATCGGGGATCTTAATGCAATTCATAGTTGTCAGTGGTTTGGTATCTAAAGACAAGAATAGCACCCTTACAGGCGACTGTAGAGGGTGCTAGTGGCAGTTAATCAACCGCCAAACATTTCATCAAAAAGATCATTCATTTCACTCATCTCATTCTGGCGATCAATCAAGTTACGCATTTGAATGAGCGCATCTTGTTCCATCTTAAGTTTCATAAGTTGGTCGCCAATGTGATGCAGTTTGTTGTTGATCTCCACACGATCTAAACCATTAACTGCAGTGATAGTGTGCTCCATACCGTTAATGATTTGCGGTTTGACGGTAACAGTGAAGGTCATTCAAAAAT